TGGCGTGTCAACAAATAGTGCAGCAGTAGAATTCCCACAAGCCACAGCTTCATGGGGAACTATTGGCTGGATCGGTATTAATGATGCTTCTACATCTGGTAACTTACTTTACCATACAGCATTAGATACATCTAAAACTATTGACACAGGTGACATATTTAAAATTGCTACAAGCAATTTATCTGTAACATTAGCTTAAGGTAAATTATGCCAGTACCAATGACGCTAGAAGAGCTAGACGTTTATGGTAGCTTGGAAAATGTACCATATAGTTTAGATAACACGTTTTATAATAATGGCACTACAATATGTGGTCCATGGACACTAGATCAATTAGACTATTTTGGAAGTTTAGATAACTTACCATTCTCACTAGATGATCCAGTATGGACAACTGGTGCATGTTTTAATTTAGCTACCGGTGCAATATCAGGTGATGCTACAGTAGCTACAAATGCTATTAGAATTAGAACAGATAGTGGTGCTATAATAGGTAATGCAAGCGTTACTGCAGATGGTATTAAAATATTAGTAGGTGAAGGAAGTATTACTGGTAATGCGACAGTAACTTCAGACGCAATACGTATAAGAACAGATAGTGGCTCTATTAATGGTACTGCTACTGTAACAGCAGATGGCGTAAGAGTATTATCAGGTAATGCAAGTATTACAGGTGACGCTACTGTCACTTCAGATGCTATACGCATTAGAACGGATAGTGGTTCTATCACAGGAAATGCAACTGTTACTGCTAACGCTGCAATAGTATTAACAGGTAGCGCAAGTATTACAGGTAATGCAGACTTAGAGGCCAATGTTACAAGAATTACATTTGACTCTGCAAGTATATTAGGTGAAGCTATAGTAACAGCTAACGGTGCTAAAGTCGTATCATCTAGTGGCGCTATTACCGGATATGCTTTATTAACAGGCATAGGCAATGCTATCTATGAAAGCTCAGGTAGTATTACAGGTAACGCTACAGTCACAGCAAATGGTATACGTATATTATTAGGTGACGCAGATATTACAGGTAGTGCAACTGTTACAGCAGATGGTTTAAGAATTAGAACATCTACAGCAGATATTACAGGCAATGCTACAGTATCAGCAATAGGTGGTGTAGAGTATTCAGGCAATGCAAGTATATTAGGAACAGCACTTCTTACTTGTTCACCTAATGCTATTTTATATGGCGTAGGTAGTGTTACAGGCAATGCAAATATCATTGCTAATGGCATCATACAAGGTAAAAACTGGACTCCTATTACACCTGGCTCAGAGTCATGGAATGATGTAACACCAAGTAGTGATACTTGGACAGAAATAACAGCAGGTGCAAGTTCATGGACTGATATATCTCCAGGATCAGACACATGGACAGCAACAAGTTCAAGTAGTAATACGTGGTATCAACAAATTTAAGGAACAATTATGGCAAAAGATAAGATCAGTCAGTACGCATCCACAAGTGCTGGCGCAAATTTAAACACAGACATTGCAGGTATTAATATTGATGAGGGCTGCGCACCTTCTAATATTAACAATGCTATTAGAACACTAATGGCTCAAATTCGTGATTTGCAGTCAGCAGCAAGTGGAGATACTATCCCTATAGGTGCAGGTGGTACAGGTTCTACTACAGCCTCAGGTGCAAGATCAAACTTAAGTGCTGCTGCTTCAGGTGCTAATAGTGATATTACTTCTATTACAGGCCTCACTACTCCACTTACAGTAGCACAAGGTGGTACAGGCGGAGCATCTTCAGCTTCAGCAAGAGCATCTTTAGGTTTAGTCATTGGTACAGATGTAGGTGGTCTTGGAACTTTAGAAACATGGACTGCATCACAAAGAGGAACAGTTACTACAGATAATGACGGTTCTTTTGACATGAACGTGACTAATAACTTTAAATGCACGCCTACAGGCACATTTGCGTTGACATTTACTAACATTACAGCAGGCCAAAGCGGATATGTATTATTAGTAAACACAGGTGGTCATGCAGTAACAGCAGCAGCTACAACTAAAGTAGGTTCAACTGCTCTTACTACTATTTCAGCAGCAGGCACATACCTTCTATCATATTGGACAGATGGTACTAACGTATACGTAACTAATTCTGGAGCTTTAGCTTAATGGCTATTCTAAATAATAGTAATGCTATCAGTACTGCTGGTGGATATGATATAAATAACTCACTTCGCTTTAGACAAAGTGCTAGTGCAAGACTATCCAGAACACCAGGAACTGCTGGAAATAGAAAAACATGGACATTTAGTGCATGGGTAAAGATAAGCACTCTTACTCCAGCAGGAGCGCAACAAGGTTTATTTTCTGCTAGAAGTACATCTACTGACCAAATGACAGTTTTTTATCAAGATGAAAAAATTAGTTTTCAAAGTGGTGGTAGTAAAGGCTCTATAACTACAAATGCCGTACTTCGTGATCCAAGTGCTTGGTATCATCTTGTTGTAGTTTTAGATGCAACAAATGCAACAGCAGCAGATAGAGCAATTATTTATCTTAACGGAACTAGACAATCAGTCACTACAGCAACAAGTTTTACTAATGCAGATCATGGAATAAATGCAACTATAGCTCACAATATTGGAGCAGAAGCAGGAACAAACACTTTATTCTTTGATGGTTATATGGCAGAAATAAACTTCATTGACGGTTCTGCTAAAGCTGTTTCAGACTTCGGTGCTACAGACGCAGCTACAGGTGTATGGAAACCTAAAGCATACACAGGCACATACGGCACTAATGGTTTCTACCTTAAATTCTCTGACATAGCGACTACATCAGGTTCTAACGCAGGTCTAGGTAAAGACTTCTCTGGTAACACTAACTACTGGACTACTAATAACATATCTGTAACATCAGGAGTAACCTATGATGCCATGAAAGATAGTCCTACTAATACAAGTGCTACTGTGGCTAATTATGCTGTAATGAACCCATTAGCTGCTGATTCAAATGCAACATTTTCAAATGCTAATTTAACTATTGCATCAAATGCAGCTGGTGAAGGTTTTATTCCTGCAACCATAGATTTTGATATTGCATCATCAACTGGTTATTATTTTGAAGTAACAGTAGATAGCGGAACAGCTTATTGCACAACTGGCTTTATTCCTGTTTCTAAATTTCCTGGAAAAATGTGGACAGGAGGTACATATCCTGGACAATCAACATATAACCCAGGCTTTGAAATTAGATTTTCAGACGGCACTATTTTGCAAAATGGCGGCTCATCTGCATACGGAAGTGGAGCAACTGCTGGAGATACTTGGGGATTTGCCATTAAAAATGGAAAAGTTTGGGCAAGAAATAGTAGCGGTTGGTTTAATTCAGGAAACCCAGTAACAGAAGCAAACCCTGCAGTAACAGGACAAACAGGGCAATGGCTATTAGGTTTTGCAGAAAGGGCTGGTGCTTTTGGTGCTGGCTGTACCTATAACTTTGGTCAAAGACCATTCTCATACACACCTCCTAGTGGATACAAAGCACTAAACACATATAACCTACCAGATAGCACTATCAAAAAAGCTAATAGTTATTTTGATGCTACATTATATACAGGTAATGGAGCTAATAGAAGTATTACTAATGCTGCTGGATTTAGACCAGATTTAGTTTGGGGACAAGCAAGGTCATTTGCTTATGGAAGCTGGTTATATGACGCTGTTCGTGGTGCTACAAAACAAATAGAATCATTTGGAACAAATGCAGAATCTACTCAATCAACGATGGTCACTGCATTTAATAGTGATGGATTTAGCTTAGGAACGGATACTGCTGGAAATAACTCAGGAACTACTTATGTAGCATGGCAGTGGCAAGCTGGTAGCTCTACAGTAACTAACACAAGCGGCACTATATCAGCACAAGTCAGAGCTAACGCAACTACAGGATTTAGTATTATAACTTATACAGGTAATTCTACTGCTGGTGCTACTATTGGACATGGTTTAGGTGTTGCACCAAACATGATAATTGTTAAACCTAGAAATGCAGCCGATAATTGGGCAGTTTATCATAGTTCTACTGGTGCAACTCAATACCTTCAATTAAATACTGCTAATGCTTCTGCGTCATCAATAACTTTATGGAACAATACATCACCAACATCTACAGTATTTTCTGTGGGAACTAATAATGATGTTAATGATAGCGCTCGAAATTATGTAGCCTATTGCTGGGCAGAAATAGCTGGCTTTAGTAAGTTTGGTTCTTATACAGGTAATGGTTCTACAGATGGTGCATTTGTTTATACAGGGTTTAAACCTAAATATTTAATGGTTAAATGTAGTAGCAATGGTACTACAAACTGGGTAATTGTAGATACATCTAGAAATACTTATAATGTTACTAATTTGTCTTTAGAGGCAAATAATGCTGATGCAGAGCAAACCGGAACATCCTCAACAATGCCTACTATGGATGTATTATCTAACGGATTTAAACTTAGAACTACATCTGTTGGTGGTAATGGTAGTGGGTATACTTATATTTATATGGCATTCGCAGAAAACCCATTCAAAAACGCTAACGCAAGATAAGGAAAAAATATGTTTTTATTAAATGGCAATATATTAAGAGAAGGCGTTACATTTTATGACGCTAATGGCACACAATATCCTAGTGGATGGCTTAACCAAGCTACAGAGGCACAAAAAATAGCTATTGGCATCACATGGGTAGCTGATCCTGTTCGTGCTGACGATCGCTTCTACTGGGATGGTGATATTAAAAACCCTAAAGCATTAGAAGATAAAGCTGAAGTTAAAGAAGATAAGTCTCCACTCTTAGACGATAAAGGTAACCAAGTTATTACTAAAGGTCTTAAGTCTAACTTTATTGCACAAGTCAAAGATACAGCAGGCAAACTATTAGCACAAACTGACTGGTATGTAGTGCGTAAACTAGAGCGCAATGTAGACATTCCTGCTAAAATAATTACTAAACGTGCAGCTATCGTTACAGAAGCAAATAGACTTGAAACAGCAATTACTAATGCAACATCTGTAGAAGCTCTTATTGAGGTATTAAACGCACAAAACTGGGGTGAGTAATGGCTACTCAAAGAATAGCTTTTACAGAATGGCTACCAGATCAACCTACGACTACAAATGCGTTACTAGAAGCTAATAACGTATATCCTTTAACAGTAGGTTATGGCCCATTTCCTTTATCTGCTGACTATTCTACTGCTGCAAGTGAAAACTTAAACAATGTAGTTGCTGTTAAGTTTGATCTTACTACCCAACTTTTTGCAGGTGGAGCTACTAAACTATTTAAGTTTAATGCAGG